ATACAATAAAATTCTGCATAGACGAGTATAGTCGACGGCCTAGAGACTATGTGGAAATAACTAGGAGGATAATAATATGGCAACAACAACATTCCAAGGTAAGGTTAGATCTTACGGAGGACAAGACAAATCATCTGGAGCAACTCCAGGTGTAGTACTTCTTTCAGAAGTAATTTCATTTAACGCAGCAGCTACAGCTGGTTCTTTAACACCAGTTAGAATAGGTACAAGTGCTACAGCTGGTAATCAATTTGTATTACCAAAAGGTGCTATACCTGTTTCATTTACAGTAGTAGTTCCATCAACAGGTGCAGGTTCAACTGTTGATATTGGAACAACAGCTGACGTAGATGGTTTCTTTAATGAAGTAGCTTCAGTAACTAAAGGTTCTATTAAAGGAGCAGATGGTGCTTTAGTAGTAGCAGGTGGTATACCAGCTAATGCTACAGTAGCGGCTTCAGTAGGTGGTACTGCAGGAACTGGAACTGTTACAGGTGTGTTTACATATACAGTAGTAGACAATGCTGTAGCCGGTGAAGCGCAAATAAATTAAATAATTAATGGAGCTCCTTCGGGAGCTCCTAAAATTTAGGAGATATTAAAAAATGAAATCAGATGTTAAAGCGGTAAGAGTAACTGGAACAGGATCTGTATTTGCAGGAAGAACTAGATTAAGAGGTATCATTGTTGAAAATACAAATGCTACAACTGCTCAATCTATTACTTTACAAGATACAGACGGAACTCAATTTATAACAAGTTGCCCTGCAGGTGATATCTTTGCATTTAATATTCCAGAAGATGGAATTTTATTTAAAGGTTTTATGACTGTAAACGCAATTGGTGCGGACGTAGCTGCTACTATATTGTTAGATAAATAGGAGGTTAGATGGCTAACACTACTTCCGGTACATATACTTTTGATAAGAATTTTTCTATAGATGAAATTATAGAAGAAGCTTATGAAAGAATAGGATTATATCCTAATGCAGGTTTTGATATGAAATCTGCTAGAAGATCTTTAAACATTCTTTTTCAAGAGTGGGCTAATAGAGGTTTAAATTATTGGGAAGTAGCAAGTAACAATATTACATTAGTTGATGGACAAAATGTTTATACAATGTATCGTTCTACAGCAGATGGAACTTCAGATGCTACTGCAGTTTATGGTGTAGATGATGTATTAGAAGCATCTTACAGAAATAATTCAACTCCATCTAATCCAATTGATACTCCATTAACTAAAATTGACAGATCTGCTTATCAAGCTTTTTCAAATAAATTAGCAACAGGACAACCAACACAATATTTTGTTCAAAGATTTATAGATAGAGTTACTATTACTTTATATACAACACCTGGGTCTTCTCAAGCAGGTAATTTATTAAATTACTATTATGTAAAAAGAATTCAAGATGTTGGTATTTATACAAATGCAACAGATGTTCCATATAGATTTGTTCCTTGTATGTGCGCTGGCCTTGCTTACTATTTAGCGATTAAAAAAGCTCCACAAAGAACTCAAGAATTAAAATTATTATACGAAGATGAATTACAAAGAGCTCTAGCAAATGATGGATCTCCTAGTAGTACGTTTATTAGTCCAAAAACTTATTACCCAAATATTTAATATGGCTACACTATCTAGAGGAAAATACGCACAAGCAATATCAGACCAAAGTGGTCAAGCATTTCCTTATAATGAAATGGTTACTCAATGGGATGGTTTATTTGTTCACTATTCAGAAGTAGATCCTAAACATCCACAGTTAGAACCAAAACCTGTGCAAGCAGATGGACAAGGTTTACCAAAAGCTAGACCTCAAAGAGTAGAACCACCTGTATTAATTTTATTAAATCCAAATCCTTTTCAAACAATTAAATATTCTGGAAATACTTATGTAAATGTTTATTCACCAAATCATGGTAGATCATCCGGAGATGTAGTTAGATTTAGAGGACCAACAAGTCCAACTGGATTTATAATGTTCCAACTTTTGATGGAGTATCAGATATATCAAATGCATCTGGTTTTACAATTACGGTTGGCAAAATAGATTCTAGTGGTAATGTATCAGGAACAAGTAATTATTTTTATTTTCAAAGCTCTGATACAGCTTCAAATGGAAATATAAATGGAGGGAGAAGTGGTTGCTCGGCTGGTCCGGTTAACCTACAAGCATAATGACATACGCAGAATTAGTAACAAAGATTAGAGATTATTGTGAGGTAGATTCAAATGTATTTACTTCAACTATCGTTAATGGTTTTATTTCAGATGCTGAATTTAAAATTCTAAGAGAAATAGATTCAGATAATAATAGACAATATGCACAGGCAGATATTGTTGCAGGTCAAAGATATGTAAATACACCATTAATTAATGATGAAACATTAATCATTAGATCTTGCCAAATCACTAACTCTACTGGTGGTGCAAATAACTCAAGTAGGCAGTTTTTAGAGTATAGAGACACCAGTTTTATATCAGAATATAATCCAACAGGAGTACAAGGAGTACCTAAATACTACAGCTATTGGGATGAAAATACTATTGTGATAGCACCAACACCAGATCAAAATTATAACATGCAGATAAATTATATCTTGAAACCAGCTGGATTATCGGCTAGTAATACACAAACGTACTTAAGTAAGGAATTTCCCAACGGACTTTTGTATGCATGCTTAATCGAAGCTTATGGATTTTTAAAAGGTCCGGCGGACATGATTCAGCATTATGAGAAAAGATATGCAGAAGCTGCAAAAGGATTCTCAATTGAACAAATGGGAAGACGAAGAAGAGATGAATATCAAGATGGTTCACCTCGACTTCGACAAACATAATAAGGAGTAATACAAATGGCTATAACACAAGCAGTTGCAAATAGTTTTAAAAAAGAGTTGCTAGAAGGTGAACACAAATTTCAAGTTGGTGCTTCTGGTGATACTTTTAAACTTGCTTTGTATACCTCCGCTGCAACATTAAATTCATCAACTACAGTTTATCCAGGAGATAGTACAGGAAATCAAGTTCCTGATTCTGGTCAATATACTCAAGGTGGTGGAACATTAGTAAAACCAAATCCAAGTACTTCAGTTGCATCAGGTGTTGCAATTGTAACATTCTCTGATTTGTCTTTTACTGGTGTAACATTGACAGCTAGAGGAGCTCTAATCTATAATACTTCATCGTCTAACAAGGCAGTTGCAGTATTAAATTTTGGATCAGACAAAACAGCAACTTCAGGAACTTTTACAATTCAGTTCCCAGCTTTCACAACTTCAGCAGCAATTCTTAGAATTGGTAACGCATAGGAGGTAACTTCCTATGGCCAATACTTGGGGCTCGCTTAAGTGGGGTGAGGGTAACTTTGGAGAACAAAGTAACGTAACTGTACCTGTTACAGGTATAGGAGGGAATCCTGTTGCCTGGAATTCAGGTGCATTTGGCTCAGCAAGTTTTGGTGGTACTTCTAATTCAATTCCATTAAGTTTATCAGAAGAAAGTGTAACAGTAGAAGTTAATCAAGGTTGGGGAAGATTAGCTTTTGGTGAAGAGAATTGGGGAGAAACAGGTAATGCTGTTCCAATTTCTGGAAATGCTTTATCAACATCCATTACACATCCAGATGACGCTTGGGGTGAATTAGGTTGGTCAGCGTACAACACACGCTGGGGCGGTGAATCAAGCGTTAACATTGCAATCAATCAAGAGATAAATGTTTCAGGTCAACAACTAAATATTTCTCAAGCTTCTCTTGCTGTAGACATAGCAGTAGAGGTATTTCCATCTGGTTTAGGATTAACTACAAATTTAGGATCACTTGATCCAGCTCCTGATGCAGAAGTAACTGGTCAACAATTAAATACATCTATTGGAGATGTTTTAGCTTATAACCGACAAGGTTGGGGAAGATATTATTGGGGTGAAGAAGAATGGGGTGCCTCTGGATTATGGGATTTCGTACAATTAACAAATACAAATTTAGGTTTAGGTGTAACTTCAGGTATTCAAGAAACTTGGGGTCAAGATGAATGGGGAGCTTCTACTACAGAATGGGGTGGAAACTCAGTTACAGATGTAGATATTAAAACATATGCAGCTGTATCAGGAATAGAATTATCATTAGCCGAAGGTGTAGTAGATCCTAGTCCAGATGCTACAGTTACAGGTATCGGAATGACTGTAGGACTAGGTTTAGGAACAGTTACTGCAAATGCAAATACAGGAGTTTTAACAGGTCAACAGTTAAATATAGCTCAAGGAACAGCAGAATTAGAAGCAGTAACTTTTGCAAATGTTACTGGACAACAGTTAAATTCTAGTGTAGGAACAGCTGTAGCAGGTGCTTCGGCAGAAATATTCCCTACAGGAATAGGCTTGACACTTTCTGTTAATAGCATTAATGTACAATCTTGGCAGATTGTAAATACCGGATCTAGTGTTACTTGGAATATTATTGACACAGCCGCTTAAATTTTATAAAAACAAAACAAGAGGATAAAAATTATGGCATCAAGTTACTCACAAGACCTAAAACTAGAATTAATGGTCACTGGTGAAAAAGCCGGTTTATGGGGCGACATCACTAATACAAATTTAAATATTTTACAACAAGCAATCGCTGGTTACACAACTCTTTCAGTAAACTCTACAACAACTGGTACTTTAACTTTTTCTAATGGTGTTCAATCAAATGGAAAAAATATGGTTATTGACATTACTGGAACTCCATCAGGAGCTTGCACTGTTACAATGCCAGACAGTGTTGAAAAATATTATGTAATTAAAAATAGCACAGGTGGAACTGAAACAGTAACTGTAAAAACTTCTTCAGGAACTGGAGTATCTTTTGCAACTAATGAAAAAACAACTAAGATTGTTTATTCAGATGGAACTAATATTGTTAACTCTAATATTGGTGCATTAGTAAATGACTATTCACCACAATTAGCAGCAGCATTAGACACTAATGGTCAAGCCATTCAATTTGATACTGCTACTGGTATTCAAGACGATTCAGGAAATGAGCAAATTACTTTTTCTAAGACTGCATCAGCAGTTAATGAATTTACTGTAGCTAACGCTGCAACAGGTAATGCTCCAAACTTATCAGCAACAGGTACAGACACTAATGTTGATTTAAATTTAACACCAAAAGGAATTGGAAGAGTAACATTAAATGGTAATGGTAAAAT